CGTCAGTCATGGCCATATCTTCCACGTTGCCGAATACGTCGCCGCCGGTGCCGGTGACTTCGCCCAGGTATTCGTGAGCGTACAGATCCGGGCGCTGTAATTTCAGTGCTTCCGCTTCCAGGAAGAACTGTTCGCCCAGCCAGTCGCGCGGGACCTGTAAATAGGTGCTCGATGTGACCATGCGGTCGTCCCGGTCTGTCAGCTGCTCGACGTTGACCCAGTTGTCACGGCTTTTCGGCGGATTGAACGAGTAGAAGCACCAGCATTTAGATCCGCCACGCAATAGCGACTGGTTGATATTGCGGATTTCGGCCATGCCGGCAAACTGGTCGAGTTCTTCATACCACAGCACCCCGACATACCCAAACGGCATCTTTAGGGATTTTAGCTTGGCTTTATCATCGACGCCAAAGAACAGAATCTTTTGCCCGGTCCGCTTCAGCGTTATTTCAAGAGGCGACTTCTTGAATGCAAATTCGTCAGTCAGTCCCAGGGCATCAATGGCCCATTCGATTTGCTGATAAACGGAGTTCTTCAACGTGTTGCCGACCTTACGCAAAACAACGGCGTGTAGTTCCGGGTCCTGCTCCAACAGCTGCGGAATCTTGATAGAGATGAATGATGACTTTGTGCTGCCACGGCCGCCCTTTAGCCAATAATGCGTATGCAGATGGCGCTTAATATCGGCGCTCAGTGCATCGAATGCCGGTATGATCAAGTTGGTGTCATCCACAGAAGGCGCCGCCGGCATCTGTTCGGCCTGCTCTTCATAGGCTCCGGCCAGGGTGGTGATCAGCTCAAAGGCCCTGGCGTCACCCTTTATGCTCTTCACAACCTGCGCCAGCATCATGGCATCCTGTACGCTGATATTTTTGCCCTTTGCGTCGGCCAGGCTCTTGATTTTCTTATCAATCTTCCCGTCTTTCATCGGCATTGAAAGTATGCTTTGTGCTAGTTCTTTCCAGCCTTTAATTTGTCGCCGCTTCCGGCCAGAAGCCCGGCCGCCTTTCCGTCGCATTTCTCTTTGTTCGGCCTCACTTCGTTTTGTAATTTCAATCAAGTTTTCATCGTTCATCGTCTCCCATCATCCTTACAGCTAAATTCAGGCAACAAAAAAGCAGGCCGTTAGGTCTGCTTTAATTGATTTGTTCTTATTCTTCTTCGATTTCATCGTCGGCCGCTTCGGCCATTGCTTCTTCTTCCCATTGCAGTCGTTCTTCCGTATCTCCAACAAAAAAGCACCCGCCAACTGGTGGATGCTCTTCTGTATGTGTCTGTACTATCTAAGGAGTGTCTCAACATGGTAAAATCGTCGGCGTTGCCTGTTTGCCGTTTCATCTACGCTACTATTATAGCACATTGGTTGCCTTCGTGCTTGTGCCATTCACTGCCATCCGCTGCCATTTAGTGACAACTTTCGGCGTTCAGGAAGTCTTTATGCAGTTCCTCGAAACTGTCCAGGGCTTCGCGGTGTATCCGGTAGATGGTTCGTAGTGACATACGCGCATGATCTGCAATGGCCCGCCAATCCTGGTCGTTGATGTAGCGCCCCATGAGCACCGCTTTTTCCGTGTCGTCCGGTAGGGCCAAAATCTTTTCCCTGGCCTCTGCCTGCTCATTCTGCAATTCAAGCAAGAGCTTCGCTGCATTCAGCTCCTTTTCTTCCAGCCGGATATACAAGTCGCTTAAATCACTGCCACCCGGCCGGCCGCTGCCTCCACCAGGGGCATTAGCCGAACGGATAGCATAATTATCTAAGCGGGCTTCTCGTACTGCCTGCTGTGCTTCTTTCGCCAAAAATCGCCGGGTCCTTACGTGTTCCAAATACGTAAGTGCTGTCATTGCGTCTCCTTCTTACAACAATACCATGATAAAACTCTTGTTCTGTGCCACTTTATAGCCCCAACTTTCGATGACTTCACAAACCGCCTGGTTCACGCTGTCATCATTGGTCTTTTCGATTCTTGCGTAATGGTAATGCCGTTTCATGGCATTGCTGATTCTCTGCTTAATGGCTTTATGCATCAAGTTATGCATCCTTTTTCACCTCTTTATGTGTAAATTATCGTGAATAAAATAAAAAATCCGCATCGGCGAAACTAAAACGTTTTATCTACCACCTTTGTAACGGTATCCACAGGCCGCTTTCCGTTTAGCATGACGGCACCGGCTTCTCACCGGGTGTCCCACGCTGGACCGCTGCCATGCTTTCGTCATGATATAGTGCTTCTTACCTCTGAATTTATTCATGAATCCTCCTACCAATAATAAATAGCAGCAGCCACCGCGGCCCAGAACAATACCAGCCAGGCCAAAACAGCCTGGCGCATCCTGGTGGCCTCTTTTGAGCGATCAAGCATGGTCCACATCTCCCAACGTCAGCTGGCTGACCGTGATTTCCATGCGTGGATTGTCGCTGTAGTGCTTTTCTGCCCGGATGGATACAACATAGCTGTCGTCTTTAAACAGGGCCTTATTGAGACCGTCCATAGCGATTTTGATGTAATTATCTGTATCCGGCCGTGATGTTGGGCAAATCGTGCCCAGGATAGCCCGGTCCCGCTTGCTCTTTGGCCAGCTTTTAGGGATACCACGGTAAACCATCACTGTTACATGTAGCGGGACCCCTGGTGGAATCTGCCGGATTTTCCGTGTGGCCATCTGCGCCCAGATTTCGTTGAAAATCCGCTGCTTGTACCGTCGGGACTTATCCGGATCGTACGTAGACACATATCCATCATGGCGGCTGAAGCGCGGCCGCCCCTGTGCTACTGGCTCGCCGAGAATAACAATATGAATCGGCGCCATGGCCGCGGTCCGCTCTTCCCTGGCGATGTTCTTCATGGCATCGTGCGGCGTCGGGTCGCTGTAATGTTCCTTGTTGTACTTGTTCATCTTCTCGCCTCTTTTCTTGCTTTCTGTTCTGCCTGTTCGTCAATGTCGTCTATGAGCTTATTCACCAGATGGGCCGAATGCTCCGTCCGTAGCAACTCATAGGCTAGCATCGTCACGGCATCGTAGGCGCTATCAGCTTCTTCCACTTCGTCTACGTCTTCACATCCCAGATACCGGCGGTAATACTCCGTTGCCCTGTATCTGAGATGTTTCTTCAGTATGTCTTTTTCTTCGTCTGTCATTCCTGTCACCTCCTAACCTTTTAATCACCGAATAATTCTCTAAGCAGGTGCTCGATTATGCATCCGCCTCCCCCGTCATCAGACGGGCACCATTCCACACAGTCCGGGGCGATGTTGGTGATATTATACGGAACACGCTGTATGTAACACGATTCGCCATCTCCTTTGTGGTAGTAGGTTTTACATAATTCGTCTTGTTGCTTTTCAAGCAGTTCCCTGAGTTTCTTTTGCTCTTCGTAGGTCATGACGTTTCACTTCCTTTCATCCCACAAGTCGCTGGTTCGGTCCGGAAACGGCCAGGCCATACGGCTTGACCATATCGTAGATCCGGCTTCCCAGGGCCCCGTCAATGGCGGCAATGTCATTAACGGTGTATTCACTACTGAACAGCGTCGTCTTGTGGTTGAGATACCGGGCATTGATGAGGTCAAAGAAAACACGCAATTCATCTTGATCCATGACGAGGCGGTCGCCGGCTTGCTTCCCGGAAAACTTGAACATGTCATCGATGTACAGATTCTGGTACCGTACCCATTTTTGCATTTCTGCTCCATAGTCATCTTTGAAGCTTTTAGACGCTTTGACCAGCCCTGGCATGATGCTTCGATAGGAGAAATAGTGGTGTGGCTCGCGGTACCGCCGGGTAAGCTCTTGGCAGACGGCGATGCAGATGTGAGTTTTACCCATGCCGCTGCTGCCAAAGACTCCGAATCCCGGGCCGCCGAATGTATGCTCTGCCAGGTACTTTTTCGCCATGGCCAGCATTTTGGCGCTGTCCGGTGTTTTATCCGGGTCAAACGTAAGCAGATTGAAGCGGGCATAATCGCGTGGGCTGATACCGCTGTGCTGAAGCCGGCGGACTACCTGGCGCCGCTCATAGCAGTAGGGGCACGCCCTTACGCTTTCGTAGCCGTCGTCTGTTACTTCATAGGTCCATCCCGTATTCCCGCAGTGCGGGCATTGAATCCCGTCCGGCGGTGTAGCGATTTCCGGTATGACCCTTTCCCGGGTATCGGCCATGGCCTTGGCCCGGTCAATCTTTTCTTTTATCCGTTCGCGCTGCTCTTCTGTCAGCGCTTGTGAAATGATTGCCATGTTGTGTCCCTCCTAAAAAGGAATCTTGTTGTACTGCTCTACCAGTGGGTCATGCTTCTTTGTATCTTCATCATCGTACCCACTGGCTTGCCAGCGCTTCAAAATCCCATGTACATATGCCAGACTCCGCTTATTCCGTGCTACGGCCCTGTCAATGGCCTTAACGACCATGTTGCTGCCAAAGTCATCTGTCATAGCCTTGAGCTTTTCCATGTCCATTTCGCCTGGCATGGGATAGATATTTTCCCGGTAGGCATTGATGACGGTTTTGAGTCCGTCGTCGCTCCTACTACTACTTTTCTTTCCTTTACTTTCCTTTACTTTACTTTGTGGATTATCGTCGTCATTAATCGAGTTTTTGTATACATTAACTAGGTTTTTGTAGTCAGAAATGTTTATAAGCAAAAATCTTGCGTCGTAACGGACTGACGTTCTGCGGGCTGTCGCTTCAAAGAAACGCTTTTGAATCCCGTCTGACGTTAGCACGCCGTATTTTTCGTACATATTGGCGTTAAAGAAGTCTACCTGCGTCGCCTTATCGACAACCGCGGTAACTGCGCCCTCGTTGACCCCAAGCTCGTCGGCAATCAGAAAAGGCATATCATTATCCCACCGAAGGAAATACCCCTCATCACGATAGGTATTAGCCAGTAGGCTGATTAGCACCGGGATAGACTGTATTCCGCACGCTCTCATTATTCGTCGTACCTTCACGTTCTGCAAAAACCCGACATCCAGGGGGAAGTAATCAAGCCCCTGTTTTGTCGGCCTGGCCATACTGAACACCTCCCTTGAAGGATAGGGAAGCGGAATCGCTCCGCCTCCCAGTTTCCATTACATATCAAGGGATGCGTCCAGTACGGCATCATCGGCCTTCTCCTGATCCGAACGGGTGTCGCGTACTTCCCCGGTGGCGGGGTCCACATTATCCGGAACCTGTTCGGCCTGAAGATCAATGACATGCTGCTCATCGTCAATCTGTCCCGTCGCCAGATCCGACGCAATCTTCAATGTAGCCGGGTCTGCTGTCTGGTAATTGATGGAAAGCAGACCCCACTTGCTGAGTAACGCACGGAGAACGGTTTTACTGGCCATGGCTTCCCAATTATCCCGCCATCCTTTGCTGGGATAATCCCCATGCCCCTTGCGGAATTTCCGTTCGTGATAGTTGATTTGCT